AACAGTATTGTCAATTCGCTTTTACACAGATTAGCTTGGTTCGACGCATACAATTCAGACGAACGAACCAAAATGGGTAAGGACTTAGGCTTAGGTCGTCCTGCAACCATACGCGATGTGTGTAACATCATGACTTATGGCGATGATGCTAAGGGATCAGTACACCCCGACTATGATGCTTTTAACCACAAGCAAATGGCCGAGTTCCTTGAAAGGTATGATATTCAGTTCACTATGCCCGATAAAGTGTCTGAACCCGTCCAATTTATGCACCGTAACGGAGCTGATTTCCTAAAACGTAAGGATCGCTTCGAACCCGCTCTCGGTGTCACTATGGGCATGCTAGAGGAGAATAGCATTTTCAAATCTCTCCACTCCATTACTAAGTCTAAGGCTGTAACACCCGACGAGGTGTCATCAATGAATATTAGTGGAGCTCTGCGTGAGTGGTTTGCACATGGACGTGAAGTCTACGAACACCGCAGAGAACAAATGAAAACCATATCCCAACGGGCAAACTTACCCGTTTTAGATCTTGAACTAACTTTTGACGATCGTGTCACTATGTGGCAAGATAAATATGGCGACCTTACTACACAAGCTGGTATCATCGATATTTTTGATGTTACTACCCACACGCCTGACTCGGATCTTAGCGAACTAACTAATCCGCTTGCTTTGCCAAACTTGCCTCCCGAGGCTGCTTCTACTGAACAAACTCTCCTTGATAGGGTTAAAGAAGTTCTTGGTAAACCAAAACGTGAAGAATATGTTATAATATCTCAAGAATATGGTGCTGGTGATTTGTTATATGAAAGCGAGAATGTTCTGCTCGTGATTGAATGCAAAAGAGTCATTGGGAAATCTGGTCACTATACTAAGGCTAAGAAACAAGCCAGAAAGTACGCATCTGTTTTTCATATATTGCGTCCTGACTGTTGTGTGTATGCTATCATATGCACAGAGTATGGTTTCAAAATGGTGGATGTCTTCGGCGAACTTATTGTATGCCCTAAGTTCGAAGAATTCCTCGACCACATTTCTGTCGAACTCTCCTAGAGAGTTCATAGTGCGACGCACTTTAAAACGTTCCGTAGGCGCTTGTGAGTGTCAACGTTACCCCAAGGGGAAACCAAAATCACATGTATTGTACTGATTACGGAAGTTGTTGATCGATTGAAGTTTACGATCACACTTACGCTTGCAATATTCTGGACTTGCTCTTATTTAGGAGCGCGGCAACCACCGCACAAAAACTTAGATAGGCCAATGGTGTAAGCAACCATTGGACCCGTAGCAACAAACCGCTTAGTAACACAAATTTATTTATTACTAAAGAGTGGGAGTTCTCTGATCTAACTCCACAATCTGGCTCCCTTGGCACCATCCAAGAACAAGGAGTCGCAAACTTTTCAGAAGAAATCACCGATTTTAATGAGCAAGATGCTGGTTGGACCACAAAAATTGGTTCTGGCATGGATGCTACCATGAACTTGGGTTCTTCGGGAGATTCCACCTTGGGATCTTTCTTAGGTCGGCCAACACGAATCGCCGATTTTTCCTGGGTTGTGGATCAGCCCTTTTTCGAAAAGTTCGATCCCTGGTCATTGTTCTTGAATGACCCCCGTGTAGCCGAGAAGATTGCTAACTATGAACTATATAGGAGCAAACTACACGTTAAAATGGTAATCTCTGGCACTGGCTTTCATTATGGCCGTGCACTTGTGTCTTATAACCCTTTCTCTGGGTATGATAACATAACTGTAGAGAGGAATTTCCTCCAGCAAGATCTTGTTGCTGCCTCTCAAAAGCCACACTTTTTCCTAAATCCCACTAATAACACTGGTGGACAACTCGATTTGCCCTTCTTTTGGCATGAGAATTACTTGTCACTAAGTAGTTCCAGGAGGGATTCTTTAGGAGAGATGTTTATAAAGTCATTCAGCAATTTACAACATGCCAATGAAGGTAACGATCCCGTTAATATCACCGTATATGCATGGGCTAGTGACGTTGAACTCACTATGCCCACATCATTGACTACACTTTCGGCTTTGGACTACACTCCTCAGTCGGGTACTCTCAACTCCAATGATGAATATGGTAAAGGAATTGTTTCCGGTCCTGCGTCTGCAGTAGCGCAAGCCGCTGGGAAACTAACCAGCGTACCTTCTATCGCACCCTATGCCAGGGCGACAGAAATGGTAGCAAAAGGTGTAGCCGGCATGGCTACACATTGGGGTTATTCACGCCCTCCTATTGTTACCGATATTGTACAGCAAAAACCCACACCAACAGGGAATATGTCTAATACTGACGCCGCTGATGCTGTCATGAAACTATCTCTAGATTCCAAACAAGAATTAACTATTGATTCTCGTACTGTTGGTTTGGATGGCGAAGATCAGATGGACATACTAAGGTTTGTCCAACGTGAGTCCTATCTGACTTCTTTTACTATGTTTCCACAACAAGTATCTGACACGATGCTGTGGAATTGTAAAGTTACTCCCAATCTCTATACAGTTAACGGTAATGAAATTCACCCCACA